TGTGTATTTACATCAATCTGGCCAGATTGTAATGTACTATTTCATTCCTTTCAACATGTGCTGGAATTGTCCCGCCATCTGCTGAACCTGATTAAGTTGCTGTTGAGAAATCTTCCCAGACTGTAACATCTTCTGGACTTCTTTCTTCGGGTCCCCCTTAAAATTCTGTTTAAACTGCATAAACTGCTGTATCATCTGCATTGGTCCGTTCCCCTGTGGCATACCGCCACCAAGCACGTTAAATAATGGATTACTCATCTGCATTTCCTCCCTTGGCTGCTGATTCCTGCGCGGTATTAGCCCTAACAGGTTCAGAAAAAGAATTTAATCGGTTTATGATAGCTTCATATTTGCCCTTTAAATCGTCATATTCCTGTCTAGTGACATATTTATTGTCCATGTTCTGAGCAGGCTGTTTAGGTGGCATCTGAGTGCCTACCTCATGATACTCAAATGTCCGTAATGGCTGTGGCATGCCGGAAACGTCTGTGGATTTTATAAAGAATTTTTCACTTTCACTGTCCATTAGCAAAACACTTGTCCCGGGTGCTACCAGATAGGATTTTGCACCGACTTCGCCAGATACCCACAGGATGCCATTGTTATTCTGTTGCTGTTGTACCGGTTGAGCTGGCATCTGGACAGGCTG